CGAGATCAGTCCAGGGACCATAAAAGGCCCCCACACGTAGCCGGTAAGAACATCCACGAGCCTGCCTTAAGGAAGCAGGCCGTGAGTTACCTAGCTCAGAAAGCCACCGAATCCACCCCTCGCGGGGAAGACCGAGCATCTGAGATTGGAACTTACCACCGTCGTTCAATCTGGTCATGGCAGAAGCCATAACCCCGAGCCAATTGCTTGGCTCGGACCCCACAAGGGGAACCGATTGATATCTAAGTCCAACAAAACCCTCCCAAGCACCGCCGTGAGGCAGCACGAAAGGGGAGTTTTGCGACTCATCCCAATCAGACTTCACTCCGTCAGAATCACCAGCATGAGCTGGGACCTTAAGGTGGGTGAAGACGGGTCGGGGTAAGGCTTTTGAAACGGTCGACCAGGCACTCGCGAACCGATAATCACACCCATAGGGTTGTGACCATCTGCTAGCGATAGCCCTTAGACCATTCATGAGCCTAAAGAGGGTCTCAGGACCACTTAGAAGTTCTTTTTGAAAGAATGGACGGACATCGTACCCAGAGAAGTAGTCCTTACCGCACGACTCGCGGAACGGGCCCTTACTGAAGGATTTCTTTGAATTAACAAGGAAACCACAGAAAGTAAGGACCTCGACCAATAGATCGTAGGCGGCAACGGGAACTACTATGTCATCGCCGTACACTAGCACCTCATCGGTGCAAATGTTCAGCTCTGTGCACACCGATAAACTGAGACCAAGAAAAATCAAGGTTTCAAGCTCAAAGGTGCTACCGTTCCCCATGGAGGAGAATTTCTCGTACCTAACCCACTTGCCATCAATAAGGCCGACTTTTGATCGACACAAATCAAGGGCAAAGTGCCACCTCTCAGGGAGAAGGAGGCGAACTAGTTCTTTGGCGACAGTGTCGCTTGCCGAACTAAGATCGAGGGTTGCAAGAGAACCGTCATATGAACCCTTTAGGGCCGCCCTCTGATTAGGAGTTTGGTCATCAAGGTCCATACCGTGCCGTCGCAATCTTCGCCGTATCATAGTACCTAGCCCAAGTTGGGCATAGATATTCAGAAGCGGCTCGATCGCTATAGCACGGTGAATAACAGCGGTTTTTGGGACGAAAGCTACTCTGTTGCCAGGAACTAAGTCTAAATCGTTTTCAGTAACTAGGGGCCAAAAGCCCTCAGTCTCTGTATCCGTTATAGACCGAGCCCAGTGGGGCTGGCTCATTACGAGACAGGACCCAATATCCTTCAAGTCGTGAGACACCGAAGGACGGACTTGTTGCTTATCGTAAAGGGACGTGAGTCCCTTGACCCTGGAGTGTTCAAAGACACCGGGGCCAAACCGACACGCGTGAATCCATTCGCGTGAGTCAACCTCGTTCCCAAGGATTTCTCTGATTTTTCCTGACGCACAAGAAAGGATGCGCGTTACCAGGTCGCTTGCCACATTTTGTGGGGCGGCAGAAAAATTCCGGATACGAAGGTTAGAACTCCGACACACCTCCTCAGCCTCAAAGAATTTAATCTTCGCGGCTAAACCCGGATCCACACCCTGTATTTTCAAGGGAGCCTTCTGAAGAAAACACGTGGCCTGACGGTCGCATGCAAACTCAAAAGGCGCATTATAGGATTCGGGTACTACGGCTTTCCGAACAAGCTGTTCGAGTTCGCCATAGCGGAGAAGTATCTCACAAGAGAGTGAGACAGGTGTATCCAAGGATTCATACAAATCCCTAGCAACGTCATATAGCAGCCCATAAGGGGCTCTATA